GAAGCAGGCAAAGAATACCAAAAGCACGCCACAGAGAAGTTTGCACTAGACCCAGAGTCATTTTACGCAGGAAAAATAAAAGCGTTAGAGGAATTATTAGAATAAAATTATGAATAGAGAAATAGAAACATTAGTATCAAAATATACAAAGATTATCCATCCTCAAGACACAGGGAAAGAAACTAATGATTTAGAAAACACACTTAGAAATCTAATAGAAGAACTTATCCTACAAGAAAGAGAGAGGATAATAGGGGAGATAGAAAAAATGAGAACCGCACCACCAGAAAACGCAAAAACAGAGGTGAAAGACACATTCCAAACGATAAATAATACTATATCAGGTATTGTTATGAGAATTAAAACCCTTAAATAACATCTAACCACTAACATTTAATAACTAATAATAAAACTATGAATAAAGAAATAAAAGACTGGAGAAAAGAGTTTGATAGGATTTTTGTTAGAGATGATGACCAAGTAATGGATAAGTATTCTTGGTATAAGGCAGAAGACCCTATGGGTCCAAACAGAACACAAGATTCTATTAAGATTTTTATTGAAGAATTATTAGAAGAAATAGAGATAGAACACCAGAAGGAACTTAAAGAAGTATATGAAGATGCAATCCAACAAGAAAGAGAGAGGATAAACGATGCCTACGATAAAGGTTCAGCAGAAGCCACTATGGTGTGCAATGAAAAGACAATCCCACACGCAATTAAACAAGAAAGACAGAGGATAATAGGGGAGATAGAGAAGATGAAAATTTGGTCAAAGGGAACAGCAGAAGGAACTCGTAAAGATATTATTTATAGACTAAAAAATAAACTATGAAAAAAGGCAAACCACTCAATAAGACAAGAAAAAATAAATCCAAGAAACTGCTCTTGTTTGAGAGGACGTGGAAAGTTTTTAGTAAATATATCCGGAACAGGGATAAGGGAAAATGTTTTACTTGCTCAACTGTAAATGATCCAAAGTATATGAACGCCGGACACTTCAAACACGGAAAAGGCACTCCCATATATTTTGATGAGAAAAACGTTCATTGCCAATGCCCTCGTTGTAATATGTATTACAGCGGACAGCGCGACATATATTTAAGAAATATACAAAAAAAGTATGGAGTGGAGGAAGGGGATCGTCTTTTAAGAGAGGGCCGGAAATCTCACTACTATACAATTAAGGAGTTGGAGGAAAAGAAAGAATACTACGAAGAGAAGTTAAAGGAAACGAAAAACCCCCCACCCTTCATCGGGACCTAGGGGGGCTAAAACTGTTTTTTTCTTAAAGGAATTCCCTCTACAATAGAAGACGTATTTTGTCAACAATTGTTACACCTTAAAAGAGCGCAAAGAGAGGAAAGATTATAAGAAACAGCAGAATAAAAACGACAATAAACCAGTAATACTTCTCTAAAAAAGCCATAGTTTTCTTCAAAAAAGTGCACAAAATAGCCATTTTAGGACACTTTTCGGTTAGGAATTAGCGATAAATTTACTCAACGGAGATGTAATCCCGCGCGTTTTTAAGGAGACCTTGAAGCACCTTTTTACTACATTTTAGACAAAGGAATTTTCCGGTTGCATAACCACGATAATTCTCAATGTAAACCCCTCTACCCTCCCCCTTTTCTATCCTTTTTCCACACTTCTGGCAATTACTTTTTGACGATGGTGCGACCTCAAAGTATTCAATCATAAATTTTGTTAAATAAGTTGACACTCCTCCCTCTATAAAGTTAATTTCCTCGTCAGTTAGATCTATGTTATGTTCTTCGGCATAAATGTCTTTAATAATGTCTCGTGCCTCTTCCGCGCTATCTGATATTATAGCAATATCGGAGATAATTTTTACTTCAAATTGATATTCTTTTTTCATAGTTTAATAACTTAAAATGTTTTGTCTTCCTCCTCAACCCCATTTTTTAATCCCTTAATTATCTTCTCAAAAAACTCAATCACCTCTTTATTCTCCTCTTCATTTTCTCCGATAGGATAACCCTCAATGCTATCCTTAATCATATCCATAATACCGTCCTCTCCAAGCCACTCAACTGCAAAATCAACAAACTCTTTCGTACTCAAATCTTCTCTCACTATCTCTATCAACTCCTCTTTTAATTTGTCTATTTTATTTTCCATAATTTAATAATTTAATTTAATATAAGAGACCAAACCATCTAACTCTTTTGCTATATCTTCGCTTAATTCTTCGTGTACAACCTCCTTAAACTCTTTGTTTTTGTATTGTTCATTAAGATGTTTTCTCAACCACCATAAATGAGTAATTATTGTTTTATCGTTCATAACTTAATTACTTAATTAATAATTACGACTTTATAATTCTAAAACAAGTATTTCTGTCTTTTAATTTTAGCTTTAAATACTTGTTGAAAAAATCTCTTTGCGTTAGGTTCATAAAGACAAAGCTATTTTCATTTTTTCCAAAGCTATCTTTTAAATATAATCTTTTCATATAGTCATCTTTATTCCATTTCGGTAAAAACACCTCCGCTTGTAGAATGTCTTTTAATTTGTCTAGTGTTTCCCTTGTTATGTTTATTGTTTGCCTATAACAAGTTCCGTCTTTGTCCCATTGTCTTTGATAATTGATAGCAAACTCTTTTTTCATAATTTTAATAACTTAATTTATAATCCGACCTTTATAATCCTCTCATTACCACCCACTCCCTCCCTTTAAGGAATGGGCAGTATCAAAGGACTATACTCTCTTTTCTAGCGGAACGTTGTTCCGGATATATGCTTTTACTTGCTTTATTTTCTTTTCTGTTTTCTCTTTTATATCACGATCCACCGCACTCTGTGCCTCCTCAATCATATCCTTAAACATATCGTCTCCTACAAACCCTCCACAACTATCAATGACTTCTCCGTCTTTCTCAACAACGTAAGCGTGTATATTATTAGCAAGAATATCATTCCACTCCTCTACCAACCTCCTAGCAATATCCTTCGCCTTGTCTCTCGTCAATCCCTTTCTCCTCTTTACAAACACTACTCCCAATTGGGAGACGTCCCAACCCCTATCCGGATAATTACCCTCATAAGAGAGAGATAAATTTATCATTCCGTGAATGTATGCCTCTAACCCAAAACAGTGGTATTCTTTCTCAATCTCTTTTCCTCTCTCCTCATCCTCAGTATCCCAGTTATCTCCTCCCATAATATACGCGCAAACCTCTCTCTCAAACCCCTCTCTCTCAACTGAAAACTCTCTATGAAAACCCACCAGAAAGAGATCCTCATTCTCCTCCTCCTCCGGTGTAAAAGGATAATCATAATCTTGGTAGATGTTTATAGAGTACGAACGATATTTTTTTGTCTCAATTATATCTTCCATAATTTACGAACTTTAATAATTTATAATACAACCTTTATCTTGTCTCAATCTCCTCCTCCAACTCATGGCCTTCTTTACTGTGCGCCCAGTCAAAAGGAACAGAGTAAACCTTTACCTTCTCCGGATAAACGCAATAAAGATACTCAATATCTCCGTGAAAGTCCTTACAGATACCAAAACCTAGAACCTCAAAACCCTCACTTCTCCCTCCCCTGTATTCCTGCAAACTCCTATCCGTCTCATTTGCAAAATACTGCAACGTCCTTGCGGATAAATACTCAACATCATACCCCCTTGCCAAAAGAAACCTTTGCACAAAAGGAATAAGAAGAGGCAAAACACCGTCCGGATAACCGTCCGAATGTTTATAGATCAGTGCCTCAAACTCCTCAAAACTTTTCTCCTCATTCTCATAAAAAGCAATGTTACAACGTGTAGACATAATAAATGATAATTAAATGAATAATACGACCTTTAATAACTACCCCAATTATAAGCGATAACAATATAAATGTCAAGGGATTATGAAGTGAAAGGAGTAAGAGATATCCGGTAATTCTCTCATAACTTTCTCATTATCACCACAGAGAAAGAAACAAAAAGAAACACATAAGAGAAAGGGAAAGGATAAAGGGAAAAAAAAGGAAGGAGAATAGGGGAAAAGAAGGGAAAAGAAAGGAAAATGAAGGGAAATAAAGGAGGGAAATGAGCAGAAAAAAATACAGCGCGAAGCAATTTTCTCTCAATCCGGCCTTTATAATAGTATTCTTACGCTTAAAATAAAAAGAAAAAACCTTTTTTAGAAGTAGATTTGTTCCTAAAAAGTGCGATTTGCCACGTAGAGAGAGACAAAACGATAACCTTGTGGAAAACCTTGTGGAAAACTCTCATTCTCTGTTAAAAACCAAAAGACGCCCAGAGCATTCCGGACGCCTTTTTTCTTCTCTTATAGGTACAAAATCGGATCCTCATCTCCGGCCAACTCCATTGCCATATCAACCCTTCCGGCATCAATCTGTTCATACATGTCCGCGCTTAATCTTCTGCGTGCTTCTTCTCTGCATTTAGGACTATCGCAATAGCCGTACATTGCATTCGTTCCGTAATAGTTTTTGCCGTGAGTTTCCCCCTCCTTTTCACAAATATCACAATCATAGTAATACATAAAAACGAACTTTAATTTTTTAATACGACCTTTTTTATTCCTCACAAAAATTTTCTTCTGTATTCTTCGTATATATTATTAGCCTCCTGTATCCAACTATCAAGGTTTGCCAGTGCTATCTCTGCTTCTGTATCTTCCCTCTCTGCGTCCCTTTCCAGAAAGTCTCTGTCTTCTTTTGCTTCCAGTATTCTATCCGGCATATCTACCTCAAAACTTGTATATTCTCCAAAATCGTGAGCGTTTTCTTTTTCCCAAACTCTTCCTCCAATTTTCCCGAACTCCTCTTGTAAATAAAGAAGTGCTTCCTCTTGTTTTTTTATGGGAGTATCAAAAGTATCCCAAGATCCAATTTTGTTCATAATTTTAATAACTTAATGCTTTAATAATACGACCTTTTTATATATTATAAGTATAAGCGATTGTCTTCTACTTGTCAAGGGATTATAGTCTCCGGAGTGCTTCTTTTATTCTCTTTATGTTTGTGTCTTTCGTTGTCTGAATAACTATGTTCCGGCCGTCTTTGTATGGCCTGAATTTCAATAGTCCTTTTCTGTATAACCTGCCAATATATTTTATCCGGCCGGCGTTGCTTTCTACAAAAATTCCGTCTCTTGTTGTATGGTTTTTTATGTTCAGCATTTTACTCCTCTTATCTCCACTCTCTACCGTAGTAAAGAATGGAGTAAAGGGACTAACTATGATCTCTACCCTCTCCACAATACACGCAATATCCTCCGGGGTTCATAGAGTGCTTACATTCCTCCTCTTCCTTTTCTGTTTTATCTCCTTCGTGCTCTTCTATCTTCTCTCTTATGTCTCTCACTAATTCCTCTATATCATCTCCATTCAACGGCTCATCAAAGCTTGCTCTTCTGTTTATGATAATCTGCTCTAATGTTTTCTGTATCATATTATTTAACTATTATTTAATAATCACGACCTTTGTTACTACTATCAGTATAATCTATCTACAAACATATGTCAAGGGATTTACTCCATTTATCTCTACTCACTTTCACCATAAAAGCAAGTAGAGTAAAGGGACTATATTCTCCTCACCACTTCTCTTGCACCCTTCTTATACACGGTAACGCAAACAAGGTTGCCTTCTCTATCATATACGGCCCAATTCCTCCCGTTCCACTTCCTCATGCTTGGTTGTTTCTCTTTTGTATCTTCTGACATAATAAATATATTGATTTGTAAACGACCTTTATTCTCTTCCAATCTCTTTGTACCAATCCTCTAACTCTGCAATGAAGTCGCAAGTATAGTACTTCGGATAGTTCTCCACTGCTATATCCCAAAGTCTGTTGATGAAATACTTCACTTCTGTCTCATCAGGTTTGCTCTCTATCATGTCCACAAGTTCTTCCTTTGATTTGTTTAATAGTTCTCCTCGGTTCATTTTTATGTTACTTGGTTTGTAAACGACCTTTATCTAATACCACACTGCTCTTGTTGCCACTCAGTGTAATAGAAGTTTTCATATTGCTCTTCCATTCTCTCCCATTTATTACACTCATACTCTTCATACTTCCCGATAACAAGCAAAGACATGGCAAAGAATAATATAGCAATGAAAGTGGTTATGATTACAACTCTCATGATTTATGTTGATTGATTTGTAAACGACCTTTATACTCTAATTATAATCTACCACAATTATTTGTCAAGTGATTTGCCCAGATCTCTGGCCGGGAATGTTGCCGGGAAAAGATTGCCGGCAAACACTTGACTTGCTTCTCTTACTCTATTATAATAACACAATGCCTAAGAAAGAAGTAAAACTCACACCAAAAGAAGTAAGGGACCGCTTACAAGAGTACTTTGATTACTGCGACCCTCACATTGATGAGGTAGAACTTGTGATACACGAAACAAAGAAAGGGGGTGGGAAGGAACAGGTTGGTGAGATAAGAAAGGTACCGACCAAGACCAAACAAAAACCCTACACACTATCTGGCATAGCAAATTGCCTAGGAATTACTACAAAGCAATATAAGGAGATAGCTAATCCTGACTACAAATCCCGGCACGGCTCGGTCAGGGTCTCCCCCAAAGCTAGGGACGAAATGATAATGGGGCTCCAAAAGGTGGAGGAGTTCGCCGAAAAGAAGCTATATCAGGGTGCTTCGTCAGGGGCGCAGTTTGCGCTTAAAAATATAGCGGAGTGGAAGGATAAGATGGAGGTGGAAAGTCCCGGGTTGTCTAATAGTATAGCGCAGCTGGAGGAAAAAATTAGTAAGGCGTTAAAAAAATAATATGTTTCCAAAAGGATTTAAGGTGTTTAAGCCAAGTGATAAAGCTCCCGACTTCGTTAAAGTGAATATCGTTATAGATCACGAATTTTTACAGTGGTTTAACGAAAATCAGCATGAAGGGGAGGTTCGTGTAGATATTAAGGAATCAAAGAATGGAAAATACTACCCCCAAAGAAATGACTTCAAGTCATCTGGCGGCCAGTCTGTATAAGGATGACTTCGGTCAGCCATTGCAGCTCACGCCGACTCAGCAAGAGATTTTTGATATTATAACAAAGCGCAAGTATCCCCGGACACTGGTTATTACGCCTACGCAGTATGGGAAGTCAAAGACGGTGGCGACTGCCGTTTTGACTAGGGCGGCGACGTTTCCGGAGAAGTGGGCTATTGTGGCGCCGACGGCGAAGAAGGCTGGTATTATAATGGGGTATGTGATTGATCATATTTTTGATAATGAGTATACGCAGAGTAAGTTTGCTATAGAGAAGGGGGATAGTTTTGATAAGATCCGCAGGGAGAGGAGTAAGGAGAGGGTTAACTTTAGGATTAGTAAGGGCAGGCTTGGTGAGGTGTTTACGTTGACTACGGAGGGGAAGAGGACGAAGAATGTGCTTGATGCCCTTATGGGATTCGGGGCGGCAAATATAGTTTTTGATGAAAGTGCTTTAGTGGAGGATGAACAGTATGCCGGTGTAAAGCGCATGCTTGGTGGGCATAAGGATAATTTTATATTGGAAATTGGGAACCCTCTAAGGAGGAATCATTTTTTTCAGTCGGCGCATGATGATAACTATAATAAGATTTGGATAGACCATAACGTGGCGCTCAGAGAAGGAAGGTACTCCCATGATTTTGTGGAGGAGATGCGCAAGGAGAAGTACTTTTCTATTTTGTATGAGTGCAAATTCCCTGATGAAGGGATGATAGATGATAGCGGATGGTTGAATCTCTTTTTAACCGATGATGTGCAAAGAAATCTTATAGAGGATGAACCTTATCCCGTAGGGGCACCAAGATTAGGGGTGGATCCTTCAGGTGGAGGGGGGAACTTTACATCTATGGTTATGAGGTTTGATAACTATGCCAAGGTTGAGTGGAAGGGGAAGATTAAGGATACGATGAAGATTGTAGAAAGGATTTTTGAAATTTGTGATAAGTATAGGACGTTGCCCGGAGTGTATAAGCATCCGGATGTTTTTATAGACGCGATCGGAATAGGTAAGGGTGTTTATGATAGGGCGAAGGAGAAGAGGCCTCAGTATATATATGGGATAATGGCAGGGGAGAAAGTGAATTCAAATGATTATTCCAACATGCGGGCGCAATACTATTGGAGGACAAGGAATGAGTTGGTTAAAGGGTTGAAGCTCTTAGACCATCCTGATTGGAAAAAGGAGTTGACAGCAATAAAATATAAACTAAAATCAGAGAAGAGGATACAAATAATGCCTAAAACGCAGATGCGAGTCCTTGGGATTGAGAGTCCTGATACAGCAGATGCTTTAGGTTTAACGTTTGCGGTTTACCCCGAAACAATAGAGGACTATGTAGCGGAGGTAAGAAACCCAACACAACTCGATCCCTATGAAGAATAAATACAAAGAAGATGAAATAGAGGAGAGGATGGCGGCTACAGAGCAAGAGATAGTTGACCAAGTAAAGAAGGAGTATAACTACTGCCATAAATCCTTAAAGCCAAAGATAGATGAGTGGCTTTTTCGTCTTAAAGTTTACAACAATCAAAGAAGGCAGAAGGACAAGGTGGGAGATCCTCTGCTTTTTACTATTTTTCAAACAATTCTTGCTTCGCTCTATGATGATGGGTTAAGTATAGAGTGGCTTCCTCGTGAGGAGGGGGATGTGGATAAGGCGCAGAATTTGAATACCTTGAGTGAGTTTGATAACGAGGAGATGAAGAAGGATAGGGTGGATTATGAGTGGATATGGGATACTTTGTTTTTTGGTAGAGGTCTCATATTTTTAATGGAGTTTGATATAGAAAAAAAGATTCCCATTCCTGAGACATGGAGTCCTTTAGTAACTTTAAGGGATCCGGAGGCGGTATCAGTGAATGGTAATGCAAGCGGAAAAGGAGGTGCCAGATTTATAGGAAGGGAAACCAACCAACTAAAGTGGGAGCTTGAAAAGCATCCTGCTTACTTTAATTTGGAAAAGATTGGAAAGAGTGATCGTGAAAACCATGACAGTTTACATGAAAAAAGTCAGTCCGCTCGTAGGGAAGCTATGGGGCGCTCTGATGCACACAAGCAAGAGGATGTAGGTGAAAATACATTTATACGCACAGTGCAATGGTTTACCTTTATTGACGGTGAGAGGTACTTTGTAGAGTTGTCGGACAACATGAGTGTTTTGATAAGGATGCAAAAATTGGAAGATCAGGATCGCTTCCCTTTAATAGACAGACCACTATTCCCCGTTGCCAATGATTGGGATGGAGTATCGGTTCCCGACTTAGTGGAGGATAAGCAAAGAGCGAGAGCGGTATTACTTAATGCAGGATTGGATATTGCTAAGGCTGCTTCCAACCCTATGTATCTTTTCGATGTCAACGCTATAAAGCGCAGGGATCAGCTTAATTATGAGTACAATAAATTCGTTCCCGTTGATGGAAATCCTGCTGCTGCTGTCCAGCCCATGCAGAAGGATCGCATAAGCCATGACAGTCAGTACATCTTTCAAGTATTAGATGAAGCCACACAAAGGGCGCTTGCTACACCTGAACTTCAACAAGGTGCTACGCCAAGAAGGGCGAGGACGCTTGGTGAGTTGGAGCTTATGTCAGCTAAGGTTGATACAAGATACAGTTTAGCAGCTAAGATTTTCGCATGGAGTGAGAAGGACTTTTGGATGCAATGGTACAGACTATACAACAAACACTTTGATGATGAGATTAGTGAAAAGATAATGCGCCTAGAAGGTGCTTTCGGGCCCGAGTTCAAGAAGATCGATAAGTCGGATATAATCATGAAAGCGCATCCTGATCTAAGAGTGAAATCGAAGGCAATAGCAGATGCGGAAAAAGCTCTTAATAAGCGTACAATCCAAGAGTATGTTCAACTAGGTTCACAGATACCCGGATTCAATGTGAGATATGCCTTAAAGGAAATGGGAAGACTTTCCGACTTTACTAAAGGGAAGATAGATCAACTAATGCCTCCCGTATACGATGAGATAGTGGCTGAAGAGGAAAACCAAATGATCAACAATGGAAAGAAACCAAGAGTGCTTTTAACTGATGATCACATGCAACACTTAGCTATGCACGCTAAGGCCAAGGAAAGCAAGTTGCGTGAAAATCATATTAAATCACACAAGGTCGCAATTCAAATTATTCATAACAATCCCGAAGTGGTCGATCCCGGCCTTATAGGCGAAGGGGCTCCTAGACCTATGGATGTTTCTGAAGGAGGAGCAAAGCAAGGAAGGCCACAGGAGAGGCCAACTGTACCCGAGGGCGCCGAGGATAGGGCACCTCATGGGCAGGGTACCGGGAGAAGTCCGTTTAACGCTCCCCAAGCATTCGAAGGTGGTATGCCAATGGGAGAACAACAATGAGATTACCAACAGAGGAATTATTTCCAAGTGACAAAGAAAAAAACGAAGCTGTAAATTCACTAAGAACTCTTGTTAGAAGTAAGGGGTGGAAGGTGTTGACCAAATTACTTGACTTTGATATAAATAAAATAGATAATGAGTTGAGGGTGAAAGAGTTTGAAGACGTGAATGAATTAAAAAGGATGCAGGACAGTCGAGCGACAAGACAGCTCCTTAAAGAATATCCGGAAGAAATAATCCGAACCCTTAGCAGGGATCAATCGGAAAAGGTCGAATTAGATCCTTATCAGGATCATTACAAACCTTCCATAAATATGGAAGAGGCTAATTAGCTCCCACTTACAAGGTTTTACGGCATTTCCTTGTGAAGGTGAGACTTAAATCAAAACATGCTAGATCCAGAAGAGACAAACCCCGAACAAGATTCACAAGAAGGCGATCCTCAAGGTGAGCCTCAGGAACCCGAAGGACAAGATCCTCAAGGTTCCCAGAAAAAGGAATCTGAGGGAGATATTCAGGAACCTCCTGAAAGAAAATCTGAAACCGAGAAATATAAGGAGCAAGTAGAGCAGGATAAGCGACTTAAAAGGATTGAGTATCAAACAAGAAAGCTCAAAGAAGAAAACGAGAACCTTAAAAAACAACTCGGTGAGGATTATAAGTCGCCTGAATCATCCTTTACACAAGGTGAACCCCAAGGTGATCCTCAAGAAGATGATTTGAAAGTATTCGACGAGCTGGATAAAAAAGAGCGTCAAATGGAGGTTAAGGAGTTCATTAAGGATAATCCCGAATACGAAAACCTTAAAACCACACTGGAGAAGTTCATAGAGCACCCTGCTTATAAAAAGGTACCTGTGGACTTTATTGCCAAAGCTCTTAGTTCAGATCGTGCGGAGAAAATAGGCGCAGAAAAGGCATCCAAGGCTCAAAAGCAGTCTCAAATGTCTCAAGTAGGAGGTCACCCTGCAAAACCGCAGCAAAACCAACCCAAAGATTGGCTAAATACTACAAACGAAGAGTTTGAAAAAGAGTTAGCCAAAGTAAAAAAAGGTCAGTAGATTACTAAATTAAAAAACTAAAAAATGGCCGGAAACACAAGTAGACAAACCATATCTCAAGAAGTAAACAACTTCTATGATAGGACATTGCTTTCCAGACTTCTTCCACAGCTCCAGTATTTGCAGTTTGCCCAGATTAGAGACATTCCAAGAAACGCAGGAACAAACACGATTAAGTTTAGAAGGTACAACTCCCTATCAGCGAAGACTAGCCCCTTAGTCGAGGGTGTTACACCGCAAGGTTCAAAACTATCAGCCACAGAGCTTACGGCAGACGTTAAGCAGTACGGTGATTATATTTCATTGACTGATGTTCTTCAGTATGAAACACCTGATCCTATTCTTGCGGAAACCTACGAGCTTCAAGGAGAGCAGACAGCTGAAACACTCGATACCCTTATGAGAGACGTCCTCTCTGCAGGGACCAACGTTGAGTATGCTGGTGGAAGTGCTGAAAGGACTGACATTGATAGCGATGACAAGATTAGCGCTGAAGATATTAGAAAGATTGTCAGAACTCTTTCTGAGAATAAGGCAAAACCTATTACCAGAAGAGTTGCTCCTGATGCAGGGTATGAAACAAGACCCGTTGACGCTTCCTACATCGGTATCATAGGACCCAAGGGCGAGTATGATCTTAAACAACTGGATGACTTTATCTCTGTTGAGCAATACTCCAACAAGGCGAATGTACTTGAGGGTGAGATTGGAAAAGTAGATAAAGTTAGGTTTATCCTTTCCCATAATACAAAAGTATGGGAAGACGCAGGATCAGGCGATGAGGATGTTTATGCCACTCTTATCTTCGGACAAGATGCTTTTGGCATGACCCGTGTTAGTGGTGAAGCAATGAAGACCATCACTAAACCGCTTGGTTCCGCAGGTACTGCTGATCCGCTTGAGCAACGCGCCACTGCCGGATGGAAGGCAACATTCGTTGGTAAGATACTTAACGATGATGCGATTGTTAGATATGAACATGCAGTGTCTTGAGGTTTAATTCTCTAAAGAATTATGTTCGAATGTAATTGCGGAAAAAAATTCAAATCCGAGAAGGGACTCAAAATCCATGAGAAATCGTGTGAGTTTGAGTCTCAAGACTCGGTGGATGAAAGTCCTGAAGAAAAGACCGAAGAGCAGACTAAAGAGAAAGAGGTGAGGAAGAGAAAAGAACAGATGACTAAAGAACATTTGGATAGTCAGGAAAAGATTATGTTTCATATACCTTTATCTAGCGGAGAGAGTGATGATTCTTTTGATATTGTCCGTATAAATGGTTACGGGATACAGATCAAAAAAGGAGTATCACTCAGTCTTCCTAGACAGGTAGCTGAAATGCTTGCCGAAAAGTACAATGTTGAAATGCAGGCCGGAAAGGAAAAACTTGTTAATCGTTCAGATGATGTGACAGATGCTCTTCAATAAATGGTCGATTAAAAATTTTAATTTTTAGCTTATGGATTCAAAAGCAAGAATTTACGACGGAATAAGAGGAGGTCTATTAGAGTTCGGGACGGTTGATATTGAGCCCGGAGGCGTTGCAGCCGACGCTAAGGAAGATACAACCGTAGAGGTTGATGGAGTTGAAACTGGTGATGTGGTCTTTATGACAGCTCCCAGTGATCTTGAAGACGATCTTGTCTTTATTGGTGCGAAAGTTACCGGTGATGATGAGGTCACGGTTAGTATAAAGAATCTTGCCTCTAGCGAAACAACCGGCGCTGAAAAGACGTGGGGAATTGTTGTTCTCAAGACCTCCAATGAGGATTAAACTCCTTATAAACTCCTCCTTTAGAGGGGGAGGAATAAGAAGTGTAATATGACCGGAAACGAATTAAAAGAATACATACACGAGTTGACCACAACGAACGAACAAACGTTTGAGGATTCCCGTGTTCTTCTTTTTGTGAACATAGCCCGTGATGATATTGCTAAAGAGATAGTGAGGGAAAATGAGGATTACTTTGGAGAACGTTCTTATAGGAATTTGGAAAAAGGAAGGAGGGAGTATAGATTTCCCGGAGACCTCCTCAGCAATATAAAAGCAGTAGAAGCTAAGATAGATGGGGAAAACTGGGAAAGACTGGATGAGATTGATTTGAATGATGGATATGACGGTAATATGGATGAAGAGTCAATACAGGCAAATTTTAGCGGGAAAAAATCAAGATTTGATGTTTACAGGTCAGCTTTATGGATACTCTCAGGCGCTCCGATAGAAGATGTTGAAGAAGGACTTGTTCTTTGGCACATGGTATACCCCCCTAAAATGGAAGAGTTTACAGATGATGATATGGCTGAGTGGAAGGATAAAAAGCAAAGAAGTTTCCCAAGACAGTTTCATGAATTGATAGGAAGAAGGACTTCGATACTTTATAAGTCTTCGAGGCCAAGGCCAATTCCTCTAACAGAGCAAGAGCAAATGTTTGAAATGGACTTGCAAAAAGCTCTTAGGTCGATAAGAGGATTGAATTTGGACAGGTCGATAATAGCCTCTGTCCCAAAGGATGATGGCTCAAATTATTAGTTAAAAAGTTAAAACCATGACTAAAGCAAAAGGAAAAGTTGGTATAAGTGGTAGAGTAAAATTAACTTGCCACAAAAAAGACGGATCACTGAAGTGGTCCACAGGCTGGATGGAAAACGTAATCACCAATACCGGTCTCGCTGAATTTATTAAACTTAGCGGACAAAATTTGGGAGGTACTAGATTTCAGTACTTGGCAGTTGGATCCGGCACTACAGCTGAAGACGCAACTCAAACTGCTCTCGTAACTGAGATTAGTGATGGCGGTCTTGCAAGAGCGGAAGCTACTGTAACATCGGAGACAGATACTGTTGATGATGATACCTTAAAACTTGTACATTCTTGGACGGCTACCGCTACAAGAACCGTTGAGGAGATAGGTTTCTTCAACGATGCCAGTGCAGGAACGATGGGAGGAAGAAAGCTGACAGGAACCAAGGAGGTTGATGCGGACGAAGTACTGACCGGGGAATACGAAGTAGTAGCATCTTAAGAAAATCCCCTTCTGTATAGTAGTTATCGTCTTACTTATAATGATTTATTGTAAACTTTAATGGCAGAACGCAACGAACCACAAGATAATAGCGAACAAAAATGGATACCTGATGCATTTGATTATTCAAATGTTGAGGATATTCTAGATGGAACCTATCACTTGGAACTCACAGAAGAAAGTGCTGGTGTTTATAATACTTCAGGATACAGAACATCATCTCCAATATCTTTAGACAGCATTAAAAAAGTAAAGTCTAGTAATATAAAATGGACAAGCACAGAGCCAACAGATACAGACATCAAAATCTACACTGCTGTAAGTGATAGTGATACGGTAGAGCCGAGTAAATTAGGAACACACAGAATAAAGATAACTTCTGACAATACAAAAGTAGCTGCGAGTTATCCTTACGCAATGATATTTGATTTAGGAGAGCATTTATCAGCTGCTGGATATAACGACTTCTGGACAACAGTAAAATCAGATGGTGGAGATATTAGGGTTACTGAATCAGACGGCACAGAACTTCCAAGAGGAGTAAGAGAAGTAGATACTACTAATAAAAAGGGATTAGTATATTTCAGAGCAGACGATATTTCTACAAGTGCAGATACAGAATACTATATTTACTTTGGTTCAGGACAAGACGATTATGCAGACGACCACGCATTAGGAATGGAGAATGTGTTTAGTTCTGACCAAGAGTTTTATTTTACAATGGCAGACCTAACCACCTCAACGGTTAAAGATGAAACAAGTAACAACAGAAATGGAACAAAAACGTCTGCTAACAATCCTTCTCAAACATTAGATGGTATTGTAGGAAAACACCAAGAGTGGGATTACAGCCTGATTAGTTTTTCAGGCCCCTCATTAGTCCAAGCTGATTTTACAATGTCTACTTGGTTTAAGTGGACAAGTGATGTAGTGAAGTCGTCTGAAAACCAACCTAGCTTCTTATCACATGGTTCGGGTTCTTATACGTCTGCCTTATACTTAGATTTATTGTCAGACCGCAGACGTATAATATCAAGAATTACAAATGGTGTAACGCTTTCTTATTATGCATCGCCGTATGATGATGATACTTGGCACCATTTTGTTATGAAAAGAGATGGTAACTCTATGGTTACTTATTTAGATGGTGTTGAAGTTGATTCAGAAACAGACGAGTCTTTAGGGACTTCTTCCGCTTCGGGTTCTTGGTATATGGGCGGTCTGTCTTGGGCTTCCACTCACAGGCAATTAGAGGGGCAATTTCAAGACGAAACAGGTGCTTTGAGTACAGCTTTAACAGGCGATGAGATTTTAACCATCTACAACAACCAATCCTCTAACTCTACTTTCTGGACAGCAGGTAGTATAGAAACAACAACAGAAGGATACCAAGAAGAAGTAAATGACACATCAATAGACAGCATATCAACAGACCAAGACCTTACAGGAAAATACCTATGGGTAAGACAAGAACTAAGCACAACTGATACAGCGGAAACTCCACGATTAAGTACGCTGGAGTATAGTGTGGAGGACGCAGCGCCAACAGTAACAACAGATAAAGATAGATACGACCCTGGAGAAACAGTCAATCTGATTACAGAAATAACAAAAGACTATAACACTGATGACTTAACCGTTACCCTAACCGACCCAGATGCAGTTGATAGAATATCAAGTGAAAGACCACAAGAGTACAGAGATGACTTTATAAGCGAAACAAGCACTGGCGATGATTGGGATTTAGGAACTGACTATAGTGTAAATGAGACAAACGAAAGATTGGAGTTTGGATACTCTCCGGCCTATCATCAAACCGCTCTCATAAAATCAACAGTAGTAAGCGATAAAGCGGAACTATCAGCCGCCTTAGATTTTTATGTAGCAGAAGCTCCAGAGCATACCACAAGGATTATAATGCGTTATCAGGATAGCAATAACTATGTAGCATTTTACGCTTCTCACACTTATTCAGTTGTCGGAATTGAAGAAATACACGAGGGAACAAGACATTTTCACGAAACATCACGACCATTTTCAACTGGAGGATGGAATGAGTTTAGAGGATCAATTGATGGCAATACCGCTAAATTGGTGTTTGATGGAAGTGAACTTTTAGAATATGAGCTTCAATATATAATGACAGCAGGAAGAGTGGGAATAATGACTGATGCAAGTGAAACCTATTACAGATTCTTTACAGTAGGATATCCCGGAAGCACAATCGAAGATATTGGAGATATGTGGAGGATAACAATGCCCTTTGACATTCCTGACGATAAGGATGAAGGAGGAGTATGGACAATGGAATCTGAAATTAGCGGAGTAGGAAGTGATACGCATACATTCAATGTAGTTGGAGATGCTCCTATTGTTACCAACCTTTCTACAACTCCCGAAGAAGGGGAGGCAGGAAAGGATATAGATATAGAATGTGAGGTTCTTCACGATACTCCAACAGATATTGATGAGACAAAACTCACTCTTTGGGACCCGACAGGTGCCGAAGTTCTTCATCAAGTTGTAACTCACGAAACTGAAACCACGAATAGCAGAACTTATAAGTATACTTATAGCATTCCCGAAGAATTAGACAGGGAAGGAACTTGGGAATATAAGTGGGAAAGTATCGATACTGGTGCAGACCAAGATGAAAAGAGTGGAACTTTTGAAGTAAGCGTACCTGCTCCGGATGTGTCTCCAATAGAGTTTGAAAGAGCTGGCTCACCAATAAAGATAGCTGACTTCGGAGATGTAGTTAAAATCAAATCAACCATAACCCATCCTGAAAATAAGGATATGACGGTTACTCTCAAGATTTGGGATCCAGAACAGAACGAGATAGTGAATGAAACTCTTACAAGTGAAACTGATAATTACGAATATAACTATACTTTCTCAAAGAATGATTGGGATAGAGGGGATTATGAGGTACAGATTTCAGCCGATGATTTAACTTATAATGTAATAAGGCTTAAACATATTTTCCTTAGATGGATGGATGCCGAGTTTGAATACAGGAGAGACTTTTACACAGTAGACCAATTTAATGAGCCCAGAGAAGAACTGGTAGGAGTTACTCTGAACATAGACGAAGAAAATATAGACGGAAACCGTCTCAGAATATACGACGAGGAAGGAGTCCAAGTAGACTATGAAGAAGCAGAGAGAACTACCGAAGGCGGAACAACTACAGTAAAGATAAGACTCTTAGCTCAAGTAGGAACTAAATATACTGCTTATTATAACAACGAAGGAAGTGAATATACTCCAGTAACGGTTGAGAAAGAAGCGATGGCGGTTAAAGAAAAGTCAATGATTCCGATCACATCTGATGACTTCTTTACTGACCCTGATGAAAGTGAAACGGGAGTACACGGTTCTTCAACAGCAATAGGAACGCTCAATGGAGCAAGAAAGAGAGTAATTGCTGGTAAAGCTAAAGAAGAAGTAGAGGGAGGTTTTCACAAGTGGCATTCGACCATTGTAGTTATTGATGACAATGATGAGAAAGAATTCCTCGAAAGAACACCTTATGGAGACCAGAGTGGCTTTTACGGAGTTGAGATAGTAGATATAAATGGAGATGGAAATAATGAGATAGTAGCAGTCGGATATACATTTGAAACTGGAAATGATTATGCTTCAGGATTTATAGCAATCTATTCTTACGACGGAACTCTTACAGAGCTTAATACTCTTACATGGAACCCCGGAACAGTTAGATCCGAGTTTTTTGCAATGAATACTGCGAATATAACAGAGCACAGCGGTCTTGATTTAATAGTTGGTGGAATGAATGGAGAGGGAAGTGATGCTGCCAGCTCAGAGGTGAGGATTTACAATGTAGATTCAAACAACAACATAAACTTCATAGACAGCGCTGATACTGGATTAGTGGAAGAAATTAACAATAATGACAGAGATAGAATCTTCTCTCTTGGAGTTGGAGATTTTGGAACAGGAGACAAAATTGTATCCACAGGTACTACTAAATCGGGGCTATACAACGAGCATGACCACTGGATTCTATATGCAACTATCATTGTTTATGACTACGACTCAGGAACAAGCACACTAAGTAGAGAATTCCAGCACTATTATTACGAAAGTGAAGACCTTACGGAGATATTCGGAATGGATATTGCTGACGTTACAGGAGACGGAAACGATAACATAATCACAGGTGGTAATTATTACGAGTATGACAACTTATCGGATATTGCAGAGGTAAGACTCTGGGAGTACGACACAGGAACTCCAGCAATGACTCTCTTAGATAGAGTTGAATATCCGGCACAGGGGCACTCAACCGTTCTCTCAATACTTTATAGAGACTCCAATAACGACTTTGGACATGAAATAGTTGGAGCAGGATTTTTCCACGACGGTGAATATGATAAAGGATTTAATGTAATTCTTGTTTATGATGGAACTAATCTTAATACTATTTTCCAAGATACATGGGATCATGACGGAAGACCTATAAGAGATGGTGAAACGGATGCAATGGAGATATACCCAACACAGCTTGGATTGAATGAGATATTTACTACAGGTAGAATCGGAATGACAAGCCCTATATGCTCATATTATCGAATACTTCAGGTTGGAGGAGTAAATCTGGATGTAGATAACGAAGAAACCGACTTCAAGCCATTAGAGGATATAACCTATAGACTGCAGACAGGGGAGACTCTGGACAGAGTTGATATTACCGTCTCAAATACTGCAGGAACTGAATATAGTTATTACACATTCTCACGATATGATACTTATCCAGAAAACATCTATCTTCAATGGGTAGAGGAAGTAACCGAGGCCGGTGTTACCGTTAACTACGAAGTTGATGTGGGCAAGGAAGGATTAGTAAAGATTCTTTACGAGATAATTGATGGACAACGCCAATTTAAGGAAAAGCTGACTGCTGATGTTAATGGAAAGGTTCAATTCTCAACCACTGATCATAGTGAGAACGAATTAGAGCTTACTGACCCGGTAACAACCAAAGAAGCCACTAATAGAGAAATTGACAAAGCAACTCTAAACGGAGAGACTGAAGAAGAGGGAGATGCCTACTTCCACTATAAAAAACCGGGTGATCTAGATTGGACAGAAACCCCTAAATCAACTGAAACAGGAGTGTTCTCTAAAGAGATTACGGGACTTGAAATGGGACAAGATTACGATTTTAAGGCAATGCTTGATGTGGGAACAGACACCTACGAAGGAGATGTGAAAACATTCAACACGAAATATGGTAAAATTGCCGGGAAAGTTATAGATAGTGATGGGAATGTTCAAGACGCTATAGTTGAGATAACCAATCAGAATAAGGAGACTTATGTTGCAAGCATCATCACAGATGCAAATGGAGAGTTTGAGTATTCTTTCGATGACGAGAATCTCGCAAACGATAAATATCACGTGAAGGTAAGATACACTGATACTGAGGGATATAAATGGAACGCGCCCAGTTTGTGGGATATTGATCCGACTAATTTAGAATAATATGGAGTATATTATCCCAAAAGCAAACAATCTAACATTTGAGCTAGAGGAATACATGGTTCCTACTGGTGACAGTTTGCTTTTTGATCTTACTCCGGAAATTCTCATAGAGGCAGTAGAAAGTCTCAATTTTACAGAAAAAGTATCCGTAACTAGACACAGGAAAATAGCAGTATCTGAAAACCTTTCGCTCTCAGAAAAGCTGAATATAATTATACATCACGCTGTCGTTGGTATAGATAGTATATCTTTTAGTGACGAAGTTTCTGCTACAAGGCAAAGAATAGCTCAAGTTAAGGATAGCTTGGATTTATCAGAAAAAGTTAAGGCACTAAGACAACGTATATCAAAGGTTTCTGATTCTATTGGACTAACTGATTTAGTTTCCACTACAAAGTATATTATTGCAAAGGTTTCCGACTCAATAGGATTTAGTGATACTATTCAAGCTCTAAGACAAAGAAAGGCTTCTGTCTCTGACTCATTTTCTTTATCAGATTTTACAAAGAGTATAAGGTCTAGAGTGGCAAAGGCAAAAGAATTACTATCACTTAAAGAAGGTGTAGCTTTTGCATCAATTGTTATATTTGCAATAGTTAAAGATACAATACAATTCAGTGAAAGAGTTTCAACTTTAAGACAACGCATAGCGAAAATTAAAGAGAGACTTAACTTAAAAGAGAGTGCGTTTGCTCGCTTTCTTGGATGGAGACAAGATAAACAAGACGATGCTGAATGGAGACAAGATAAACAAGATGATGCTGAGTGGAATAAAACTAATCAAAAAGATTTATGACAGATCCAATTATATTAAAAAACTTTAATTTAGGAGGAGTAGCAGACTCTAAGTGGCTTGGAGCTGAGGGTTCTATGGCCCGGATGGTTAATTGTGATATACACTCTACTCCCGGAATTGTTAAACCCAACCAAGCGCTTAAACAAGAATTTACTCCTGATGATTTCATAAAAACAATTGTAGTTTCTTCAGATGAGAATGTTTATGCTTTTGGCTCGAATAATGGAAAGGTGTGGAAAAGAGATTCTAGTGGAACTTGGACTCATGTGGGAACAGTAGGTGATGGAGTAATGAACTCTATAGAGTACAATGGATATATTTATTATGCTACTCAGAATAACTTAGGAAGGATAGAAGTAAGCAATGCTTCCAGTTGGACATCTCCGAATGATAATTGGCAAACATTTACAGAGCAGGATCCGAAGTTTCATCCGATGAAGGTTCTCAATTTAATTCTATGGATAGGTGATGGGAGAAGGATTGCCTCAGTAGATGAAAACCATACTTGGTCCGATTCAGCTTTATATAAAGGACTACAAGATCCTTATAGGATTAAATCTTTGGGTAAAATAGGAACTGCCCTTCTAATTGGAACCTATGTCGATGATTACATCCATGATACGAAGATTTTTCAATGGAACACTTTTAGTAAGACATTCTCAAGTTATGACGACATTCCCGAGGTAGGAATAAATGCTTTTTTACAAACAGACAACGTGATACTTGCAAGTGCCGGGGTGGCTGGGAATATATATTTCTATAATGGGCAAGACCTTGAGGATTATAAAAAAATTCCCGGAGAGTATTCTATTGACAAAAAGTCAACTATATTTCCTAATGCTGTAGCTAATAGGCAGGGACTTCCTTTATTTGCTATTTCCGATCAAGAGGGGAGGGGAGCAGAGGTTGGAGTATATAGTCTAGGTTCTCATAATAGAAACTATGATCACGTTTTGAATTTAGAACACAAACTATCCTTTGGAGATACTGAAGAGAAGGTAGAGATAGGTGCCATGGAACTAATAGGGGGAACTCTGATTGTCTCTTGGAAGAAGGGGAACCAATATGGGATAGATGTAACAGATTGGGAAAACAAGGCAACAGGAGTTTTAGAGACAAGGGTGATAAATCCGGGAAGAATGGAGCTTATAAACATTCAAAGAATAATTGCCGCTTATGTGGAGTTGCCGGAAAATACTGAAATAAAACTCTATAGAAATGTTAATTATGAAGGGTTTCAGGAGTATGATACTATAGTTGATACCATAAGAAAGATAATTGATGCTAGTCTTTCTGAACCAATAGGAGTTTTTCAAATAAAGGTTGAGCTTATTCCAGATGGGGATAATGCTCCGACTTTAGAAGAGTTGATAATTGAACCCGTACAACATGGCTAATCCATTTATAAATATATCAATAAAACCACTTAAAGGAAGAGATATTGATACTTTCGGGCAACTTCAGTTTGAAAACTTAGAGAGGATTAGTGCCGGAAGGGGAGATAATTCCTTAAACTTTGATTCTGATGGATTGTGGATCGGTAATCAGTATTTTGATCAAGCTCCTTTCTCTGTAGATTTAGATGGAAACTTAATAGCTTCAAATGCTCTTATAACTGGGCAAATTATAGCAGGAACAGGCTCTGAGGTAGATTGGAGTTATATTCAGAATATAGTGGTTGAAAATGCTCATATAGAGAGCTTGGACGCAGAAAAGATTACAAGTCAGATAGTAGATGCTCAGATAGCCAATATAGATTTCGCTAAAATAGACAATGTAAAAATTGGAGACGCACATATTGACGGAAAACTATCGGTAGGTGCTACAGATGCAGACGTTACTGCTGATAACCCTCAAAATGTAGCTTGGCTTACAGATTCAGGAGCTATGGCAAAAGAAGATGAAGTAAAAAGAGCGAAACTTGGCGAAACAATAGTCGAGGGTGGTTATTTAAGGAATGATATGCTGGATACTAAAGTGGCCTATATTTCAGATAAAGCGATGATAGGTAATGCAATAATAGATGAAGCACATATAGATTCGTTGAGTGCTGATGATATTTTCACTGGAACCCTTAAAGGAATAGATGTAATTTCAACAGATGGAGGAGACGATAGAATTGAACTTAGTTCTGGGGATGAGTTGAAATTTTATGCTGGTGGCTCGCTCAGGGGAACACTAAGAGGAACTACAGTTGGAACCGGTGTTGCTTTAGATGATGGAGATCTGTCCTTAGACAATAATAAAAGTGTTTTAATAAATTCAAGTGGAACCACAAATAGCTATGGAAGCATTTCTATTACATCTCAAGATGAGTTTTGGGTTACGACCGGAACTGATAACACGTTTTTTATAAAAAACCATGATCAATCTCAAAATTTGGCTACGGTAAACTCGTATGGTGATTTATTCGCAAGAGGTGATTTTCTAATACAAGATTATAATAGTATGAAAATAGATGGACAATCTACTCATCTTAAATTTCTTAATGATGGTCTGAGAACCGCCCAAAACTATGTCCCTTTTAGTGATAACAGCACAAGGTTGGGAGCCTCAAACGTAAGATGGTCTGATGTTTATGCTGTAGAGGTACACACAGGAGATATAGATTTTGACAATGATTGGGTTTTAACTGAGTCTTACAATATGGATATAGAAGAAGATGGGATGGCCTTAGTAGATGAAAGTGGAGAGCTTAAATACTTTTTTGGAAAGGATAAGTTTTATACACCTGAAAATGTTAATGCTTTAGAATATACCAGGTTGGCAAAAGAAAAAAAGATAAAAAAACAAAAAGATGAAGAACTTACTTAAAATATCTTTTATCTTTAGCATAATTGAGGAAAAAAGGGTTGATAAAATTATAAATAAGTAATACAATAAAACCATGGACTTAAAAGATCAAATACAAAAAGATATAAAAGATAAAGAGAGGGAGAAAGAAAAGTTGGTAGAAAGTTTTCAGCAAGTAAGCAGACAGATTCAAGAATTAAACCAGCAATCTCAAGAACTTGGAAAACAAATAGTCGAAGCCAACGCGGTGATAAAAAGTCTTAAAGGTCTATTAAACAAAGATAAATGATATGGCTGTACCAGCAATACTATATGGGGCAGGTGTTAAAGCAGCTAAAGCTGCTCCTTGGCTAGGTCACACTATTGCGGGACTTTGGGGAGTCGGTCAGCATAAAAGTCAGGAAAGAGAAAAAGAGGCGCAGCATGAAAAGTGGATAGCAGAAGGTATGCAGGCTCAGAAGTATGCTAGAGATGCTAGAGACGCATTTCATAGTCTTCTTGACTCAGCTAGAGCTAAAACATATGATGCTCAACACGAAGAACATACATTTGCCGGAGGGAGAACTCCGAGAGACGATGAGGAACTACAAAAAGGGCCCGATCTTTCCTATTTACAAGAAGCACTAGATGGTTATCAAGTAGAGGGAGTAGATCTTCCGGATGTCCCCGATGTAAGAGAAGATATTGATTGGATGAGAGATAAAATAGGAGAAACTCCGGAAGTTCCTGATTTAAGTGGGGAGATGGAAAGATTAAGGAGCAAATATCAGGTAGAACCTATAGAGCAACAAATAGCAGAGTATGATAGGGAGATAGTGGAGGCTCAACAAAGATGGGAGGAGCAATTTGCGCGTGAAGAAGGAAGACCTGTTACCTTAGAGCAGATGAGGGGCAGGACTGGAGAAATGTCTAGGGAAATGGAAAGAGAGATAGGATTTTTAGAGCAAAGAAAAGAAGTTGCTGTTAGTGAGTTGAATCAGAAATACGAGACTATAAATATGATGATGGATCTTGAGGCTCAACAATATGAAATGGCAAGGCAAGATTATGAAATGAGATTTAATAAAGCATTCAATCTTACAGGTATGCTTATTGATACTAAGATGCAGGATTTTCAAAATGCTCTTAATTTAGCTAGAACAGAAACAGAGTTAGAGTCCGTAAGACAACAAACCGCTCTTGCGAATTGGCAAGTAGCTACTGATGCAATGAGCAATGCAATTCAAAGAGGTGCTATGCAGTCTATTAACAACTTGTCTTCTGAGCAGAAAGCTAAATTAGCAAAACAAGAAGTTCAGGCAGGATTACCAGCCGGATTTACTGAAACTTTGTTAAATAATATGCGTCCTCAAGAAGAGCACATACAAAGCATAGTCTCTCAGGATCAAACAGAAATCTCTTCTATATTAAGAAACCCCACTGATGGGACTTTCCGTGTAGAAAAAAACCCTACAGGATTATCTGCAGCACGGACAGAAACAGAATTACTTGAGACGGCCAGCGATCTGGACTTGAATACAAAAAGTCAGCAATTAACTCATTTTAGAACTGATTGGGTTGAGGGAATGAAAGATGAGTTGAATAAAATGCCAGAACAAGAAAGGGTTGAGTTAATACAGAGATTTTTAGGTGAACTGGATGCGTATTATGATAGAGTTGACACACAAGACATTCTTCGGGAAATGAGGCGCACAGGAATAGATGTTCCCATGTCTGTAACACAATTTTATTCCTCACATTAACAGATAATATGAGTCTTTTAGATAGACACAAAAAAGAACTTCAGGAAATCAGAAGAGATCCTAGTATTCCTGATGAAACAGGACAAAAGTATCGTGAAGATACTGGTGTTGGAACTCAAATAAGATCTCCGGCAGAAACTGGAGGTTCTTCTAATTTACTAAAGAGACATCAACAGATGATCCAACAAGATAGTGATCTCCATGAGGAGGTTAGAAAAGCTACAATTAAAGAAACAAAAGGTATTCCTGATAGAGTGAGAGGTTTTATGGCTGATATTTATGATATGGGAGAAAGATTATTTACTGAAGAAAAACCAAAAGAAACAGTGGTTGAATTGGACAGGGTGGGAAGAAGGGAAAAGATTGACGTAGAACCCAAAAAAGGTGTATGGGAAACCTTGAGAGATTCTTCAAAAAGAACATATCACAATACAGCAGCAGAGATTTTATCTACACGAGCAGTTACCAGAGCTTTCTCGGATAGACTGCCTTTTTTCTCTTTTTCAGAGGAAGGGACTTATGATTTATTGGATAGAGCGGAGGAAAGGAGAGAGATAGCTAGAGAGTTTCAAAAAGATGTGGAGAAGATAGAGGATATAGATACATTTAGTGACTTTGGAAGGTGGGTTGGTTCTACTTCGATAGAAATGGTTCCAATAGTTGGAAGTATAATGATTGGTGGATATATTGGAGGTGCTGCTGGTGGAGTTGCGGGATCCGCTATTGGTAAATCTAAAATAGGCGCTAGAGTCGCAACTTCAGGAGTAGGAAAGTTGGCCGCAAAAACTCCTAAATTAGGAGGTCTTACCTCTCAACAACTTGGAACTATTTCTGGATCTACTATGGGCACATTTTCAGTAGGCTATGCCTCTTATGCAGGAACTATATTTGAGGAAGCTGTTAGACAAGGGGCTGAGATAGATGATGCCACATCTGCGGCACTAAGATATGGAGCTCCGGCTGCAGCAGTTAGTATAGTCTTTCCTGCCATGATAGCATCTTATACTTTAGGAGCATTTGGTAAAGCAGCAATGAAAAGTAAAATAAGAGTTGCAGCAGAAGGTATTATGGTTGGTGCTCCATCAGAGGGTGTGGCTGAGGGTATAGCAGAGATATTTACTATAATGGGAGAACAAGTTGCTCAAGGGAAAGATATTTCCGCCTCTGAGATACTTAGAAGTGAAGAGGGGTGGAGCAGGGTTAAAAACGCCATGGCTGGAGGTGCTTTGATGGGATTCGGTTTTGGTGCATTGGGTGGTGCTGCAAGATCAAAGAAACAAATAACTCCTAACGATATAATAAGAGCGACTGATGATTTTTTGGATGCAACAGATCAAGCCATGGAGCTAAATAGAACCACAAGAAGAGGTGAGGTGGAAGATAATCTTCTTGGTAGGTTAAGAGAAATAGAGGATCCTTCTGCAGAACAACAGCAATTGATTAACTTCCTTCAGGAAAGAGTAGATGATGCAAGATTGGATGTGAATAAATATGATTCTTTGATGATTTATGATGAGCAAATGATGGAGGTTCTTCGTCAAGATGAGGGTTATGTTAGAGAAAGATTGAAAGAATTAGCTCTAAAGAAAGAACCAACTCTGGTAGAAGCTGCAGAACTTTCTGCTATAATGGTAAACAAACCTAAATTAGCTCATGATGTTGTTACAAAACTAAGACCAGAAGATGTACCAACAAGTCCTGATTATTTAGCGGATAGAATAGTTTATGAAATTGCTCAGCCGGGACAATGGACCAATTTGAATGATATACATGAAGCAGTAGAGGGGGAAGGATATAGTCGTACTGATGTAGATAAAGCTGTAGATATTTTAGAAAGAAAGAATTTAATTGATAGAGATCAGAGATACGCACCTGCGGATAGTATAAAAACGAAACCTGAAGAATTAGGATTGCCTCCTGATTCAGACAATATACCTGATGCTATAGATGAGATATATAAAGGAAAAAGAAAAATAAAGGTTCCTACGACCGGATTTGAAACAGAGGTAAGAGAAGCTATGCGCAAAGGTGATTATATGCGTATATTTTCTAAGGATAAGGGTACTGCAATAGATGAGATTGCCGATGAGTTAGGAATAACACCAAGTCAGTTGGTTGATGAATTGATTGAAAGAAGTAAGGGCAATAAGAGACTTATTGTTCCAGACAAGGGACCATTAGATACACGACCAAGTGAAATACAAGAGATGGGAGATGAAATGCCCAGGCATCAATTAGGGCCTCCGGAAGATATTGGAACAAGTGACTTTGATGTTAGAAAAAAACAATCCATAAAAAAGAGGTTTCCTCACATACATGAATTAAGAAAAAGGAATGTAGATTGGAATAAGTTAGATAAAACGCAAAAAGAAGCTGTTCGTATTTGGTATAATCAAAAAGACAGCTTAAAGGAGAGAATAGGTGCGGTTGAGAGTAGTTTTGGAAAAGAGGCCAGAGATTCTGTAGAGAGCTACATAAATCAAGGCAAAACAGGTGAACAGTTTGCTTACGATCTATTTAGAAAAAAAGAAGATGTGGTAGCGCCTAAGGATATTCCCAATGCTTTAGAAAAAGTTAAAACAAATGTAGAATTTTATCAATCAATGGGAACTAGTTATGAGGGAGATATTCAACCAGAAAATGCAGCTCTCAGAGATTTGAAGGAATTAGCAGAAGATAAAAAAGTTAAACAACGGACTCAAGAGCAAGTTAAGCAAATTACTGAAAAAGATGGGATGATTACCCTTTATAGGGTAGGGGAAGTTACTGATGTTGATCGTCTAGTTAGTGCTACTTATGATAAAAAATTTGCCGATAAGTTTGCTGAGGCAGTGCTATCCCAAAGTAAAACAAAGCCAAAACTTACTGAGTTTAGGGTAAGCCCAGATGAGGTGAAGATATTTATAGGTGGAGCAGAAAGTGAGGTTTTAGTTCATAGTTTAATTCATAAGAGGGCGGTTGAGGGAGAAGAAGCAAACATCAATGTACAATTAGGAAAACTACACTTTAGACACAAAGAAGAAGCAAAGGCGTTTTATAATATGATAGAGGGAGACCCTGAACTACCTTCTTTTCTTAGAGAGCCTGAGTTTCAAATAGATGAAACCAGTCAAGATCCAGTAATAGATCCACCAGTAACAAAAGAAAGTGAAGTGGGAATGTTGTCTCGTCAATGGACAACGGATCTTAATATAAAGACAAATAAAAAGAGATGGTTTACTGTTTTAAGGGATATAGCATTTGACTTGGGAGTAAGTGAGATTTCCTATAAGCCTCACAAAAAAGATTTGCTGGGAACTTTTTGGTGGGATAAATATAACAAACTTAATTATGGTATAACTCTTAAAGAGACTTGGAGCTTAGCAACGCTAGGACACGAAGTGGGCCATGTTTTTGATTATGTGGTTATACAAAATCTTGGAGACTTAAAAAAGCCCAGAAGTATGAAGCAAAGGATCTCAAAGAGATATGATAAGATGCGCGAGAATGTGAATAATATGCCTTGGACTGATAAGAAAAAGCAGGAGGTTATAGATAGAATAGAGAGCTTTAAGGATGGGGAATTTATAAAAGAGATAGAAAATCTAATTAAATACACAAAAAACTGGGATAGAAGAACCGAAAGAGAAGAGATGTTTGCTAATTGGTTCTTAGCTTACTTAAATGATTACGATACAACCGTTGCCATAGCTCCCAAATTTACCGAGGCGATGGAAATGACTTATATGAATGAGCTCCAAAGTGTAAGGAGTAAGTATAAGATTCCAGCTGAAGATACTGAAATACTCAACCTTCCTCCTGCAAAAAAAGCAAGGAAAGGTATTGATAATTATTTAAGAGGATTACAGCAAGCTAATAAGCTAATGAAACACGATGATACTGTTGAATGGATACAGAATTACAGGAATTCTCTCAAAAAACTTCCGGATAAATACTTGAATATATTAGGTATGCCTTACGGAGAATCAATGAGAAATCCGCATTTTAGAGATATGTATAAACCCGTTCAGGATTATGGAGTAAACGAAGATCACAAAACAAAAGTAGAGTGGCTCGAAAAATCAGGTATACGTAAGATAAGAAAGCTACCGGAAGCCTCAAAAAGAAAACTTGCTTATGTTTTGTATCAAGGAACTGACATGGAAGAAGTTTATACTGACCAGCAACTTGAAACAGTGTTTGGAATGGATAGTCAGGAGAGGGCTTACTACAAGCGAGTGAGAGAAGTTTTGGATGAGGTGAGAGATAAAATGATAGAGACAAGGAAATTTGAGACGGGTTATTATGATATGACAGCGCAGAAAAAAAAGGATATTGATCGACATATTCAAAATCAAATCAAAGAGCTTACAGGATATTTTCCTAAAACAAGAAGTGGAAAGTGGATTGTTTTTGCAGGAAAGGATTATAATGCAAAGACCGGAACTTATGAAACAATTGCTTATGATCACTTTCACTACGCAAAACAACCTCTTATTGCACAAGATGCCCCAAATGCTGCAGATTTTGCGCAACACTTAAAGGATATGAAAGCGTATGACAGGATAGTTGTAAAAGAGTGGAAAGACTTGCCAAAAGAAATGCAGAGATCAATGACAAAGCAAGCATCTTGGTGGGAGCTTCAAAAGATAATAGATAATTCTGGTGTTGATAGAACTGATCCTGAGATACAAAAAATTGTCAAACAGATTGAAAAGAAAACAACGGAGGGTTGGAAAAAAAGAATTGCAAAAAGAAAAAATGTTCCCGGATTGGATTATACTTTTGAGAACTTTGAACACTCTTTACTTGATATTATAGATGATGTTTCAAGGGCTCATGCGAGAGCAAAAGCTAAATATCACTGTGAGAAAGCACGTGAGAAGATGTATCAAGCAGAGAAAGATGGAAAAGTTTCCTCAGAGGCAGTAGCTAGGGCTGAAAAATGGTTTGAGCACTACTTCAATCAAGCAGGGAATGATAGTTGGGTTACCCTAAGAAAAGGTATTTATTGGTGGTATCTCGGATGGAAAGTATCATACTTTTTCCAAAACGCTCTACAACCTGTAATGACAACATTAGGAGAGGTTGGTAAGCATGCCAGCATCAGTCAAACCCCCAAACATTGGGGCAGGGGATACGGATTGTCTATAGATTATTTCTTATCAAGGAAAGCAGGAAACGACTTTATTAAAATAGCTCCTAAGTCCATACAGAATTTCTTACAAGGAAAAAGGAGGCAGGGAGATCCCCTATTTTATGAGCTTATGGATAGAGCTGTAATGGAGAGAGCGATTTCTGGACAATTTCAAGAACAGATGCTTGGTGTTAGAAACCCAAAAATGGAAGCACTTCAAAATGTTATAGGAGCTTTTGGTGTAGCTACAGAAACCATAAATAGAAGTCATGCAATGGCAACAGCTTATGACATAGCAGTTAATCAGTACAAAATGAAAGATAAGAATAAGATATATGAGTTTATGAAAGAGATGAATTACAATACTCAATTCCCTTATGGTAAGCACAATATACCTTTTGGATTAACTAAGGTTGGAGAGATGAAGGGCCCCCTAAGAACTATGTTTGTTTTCAGGTCTTTCTCTCTGAATTACTTAGATTATTTTATGAGAATGATGACCACCGGAACTAGTGCTCAGAAGTTTTATGGAATTTCCTCAATGATAACAATAGGTGGAATAAGAGGACTTCCTTTTTATGCGATATTAAATGCTTTAATTGGTTGGATATGGAAAAGAGATGTTACCGAGAATATCGATGCTTTATTTGATGAAGAAGATGAATGGATAGGAGACTTCCTCATAGGTGGTGCCTTCTCTTGGGCTAATATGTCTACCTCTCAATTGCTTGGAGTTGGAGATATTGTTTCTCCAACCTATGATCCCATGGGGCAGGCCCTTGGTGCAGGATACGGTTTAGCGGGAGATATTAAGTATGGTATGGATCTTTATAAAGAAGGTGATTTGGAAAGAGCGTATGAAAGATTCTCGCCAATAGCACTTAGAAACATACAAACAGCCTTCAGGTGGCAAGAAGAGGGAATTGATTTTGGTAGAGATGTGGTTCATGAACCGGAAGGGTGGGATCTTTATATGAAGGCGCTCAGTTTTACACCTTATGATGTCTCTCGTCAGTATGATAAAAGGAATATGGCTGACAGATATAGAGATAGTAAAACACGGCTTGGTAAAAGATATACGAATGCTATAAAAAGGGGTGAAAGCACAGAGTCTATTATTGAATCAATAGAAAAACATAATAGAATAGTTGAAGATGAGTTATATAAGATGTATTACCATTCAAAAATCCCAATTTCGGTTGACTCTTGGGAAAAAATAGAAAATTCAATCTTAATTGATTTTGACGATATATTTAGGTGGGAAGATAGAGCTTATGAATAATAACGAGATACAAAATATAAGAGACGATATCAAAAGAACAGAGAACAAGCTCTCTACTGATATTAAAGATATGAGACAAGTAGATTTAGTGGAGTTAAAAAACTCTCTCAATATCCTGAATGGTAGAACAAGAAGACTTGAGGTGTGGAGAGGTTTTATGACAGGAGGTCTTGTTATATTAGGAACGCTTTTTAGTGTACTCCTTTTTATCGTGAAAGAGGTGTTGGCAAATTCAACATGTTGATTTTTACAAGGGATTTGATACAATAATTTAATGAGCAATCTTATCGACAAAAAAAACGTATGGGCTGTAGGATACGGATTTAAGGATAGCCGAAGTCTTATTAAAAAAATAAAAAACCTTCAAAAAAGAAGAAGGGGTGAGACTGCTATTCGTTGTTGGGTCACTAAAAAAGAAAAGGAGGAGGATTTAGATGAAAAGGATCTTATTCCCAAGTATATTGATGGAAAGGAAACTGATGTGAAGGTGGGAGAGATGCCCTCTCATTTAGGAGAATATAGGAAAAAACACAGGCCCATGAAGGCAGGTATATCTATGTGCAATGCTTATTTAACCGCTTGTACGGCCGGGATACCTGTTTATAAAGAAGGTAAGGTCTTTTCTTTAGTAAACAATCATTGCCAGAAAAGACTTGATGGTATTCTCAAGAAGAGAGATCCTATACTACAACCTTCACGATTCGATGGTGGATCATTGGAAGAGCATGCTGTAGGGGAAACCCATGAGTGGTACGAAAGAAGTATTGATAAGTTAAACGAAATGGATGCAGGGCTTAATTGGGTCAAAAAGAAATTACTCAGAAGAACACTTAAAAGAGAGTATGTTCCTAAAATTGGAGAAGATGTAAGGCCCGGAGATATAGTTTGGAAAGAAGGAAGAACTACCGGGTATACAAAAGCTAAGGTGTTAGATGTAGATGTGGAGGCTCGTGTAAATAGTGATGATGGTGTGTTGAAATATAAGGGCATGACTTTTACGGAACCAAGATTAGGAGATGCTGGAGATAGCTCATCTGCTGTATTTAATAAGTTGAATAAAGTTGTAGAGCAATTATTTGCGGGAAGTGAGAGTATTATGGTTACTCAGCCAATAAAAAGACTATTAGATCATTTTAATGTTTCACTTACTCCGGAAAAGGAAGCGCTTTATATGGCTGATGGCTGGTTTAATATAGTTCCCGAAAGCGTAGAAAAAGATAACTTAGAGGTTATAATAAATACTTACTGGGGAATGAATGTAAGAGATGAGGCCGGACTTCATGGAGATATTATAAGAAAAGCAAAAAAGGGAGAAGCAGTTAGGTTGCTAGGTTATGCAGGAGAATGTGATGGGTATGATTGGTATAAGATTGAGTTTTTATAAAAATTGCGGCAGTCATAAAAAGGTCTATTACTTTAATAAAACAATAGTATGGTTAAATACATAAAAGAAAACATAGAGATCTTTGTTGAGACACCTCTCATTATAATAGGAGCAGGACTTCTAGTCGGAGGCCTTAATTATTTAGGAACAGATCCTAGAACAGGAATTGCACTGATTACATTATCAGTGGTTACCATCTTAATAGAAAAGTACGTAGAGAAAAAGGACAGCGAAAAATAACTACGAGTATTTTTGAAACCGAATGAATATATGACCGAATGGCTAGGGCGAGCCCCTTATTATGCAAAAACTCATAGCGTCACTTATCATAGGAATTGCCATTTCTGGGGGATATGTCGCAGGTATAGACAAAACCTTTGGAGAAGTTGAATTTGAGCGACAAGAAAGCGAATTATTTAACGAGCAGGGGTTCCTGAAAGCACCAATTATGGTTACTTATCAGGAGTCTCAGGTATTGGGAACTAAGACAGATAATTACTATCACTTACTTACAGGAAAGACTTGGAACGCAGATTTGATGTATCGCATTATGAAGTGCGAAAGTTCACTAAACCCAAGAGCGCACAACCCGGAGTGGCACAGGGGGTGTCAGGGAAGCTATGGACTTTTTCAGGTAGCTTGTGTTCACGGATATAGTAATCTTTATGATCCGGAATCAAATATAGAAGCAGCATACAGAGTTTGGCAGAAGCAAGGATACTGGGCGTGGAAGAATTGTTATTTAAGCAATAAATGATTTGACACGATTTTTCTCTTATGTATAATTAGAAAAAGTATTAAAAACATGAGGATACACAGACGTATAATATCTTTATTTAATTCAGAAACCACCTGACTTCGGGTGGTTTTTTGTTTGCCTGCTTCTGTGCGGGGGTTTTTTGCAAAATTTTCCCCTGCACAAAAGGAGGGAAAGCACACTAAACAACGAAAGGAGGTGATGTAAATGTATTGTCATGCAAGGTGTATCCATTGTGGCAAAGATGGTTTTCACAGGATCATTGATTCAGGTATGAATCGTCTTGTGGTTCTTTGCAAGCACTGCGGACTTGTTTTCCGTATAATCCTTAAGTAGGAGGTATGCTATGTGGTATTCAGGAGGAGACAAGCTGAGCCCTGAACAAGAGTTTATCTTCAAGGTTCAAATGCTTGCCGAAAAGTACGATACCGAGGTGGAAATTGACCAGAAAAATAAGACGGTCAACTTCCTTGCCAAAGATGAAGCAACTCAAATTGCTCTCGCAAAAGAGCTTGAGGACCTTTTTTCTGACAATCTGGTCTAGGGGGTGATGTCATGAATGAGTTCGAGGTTTTCTTGTTTGATAGTGAATGGGACTTTGAGTTCTGTTGGACTTCCAAGAAGACCTACGGAACAATAAACCCCAGAAAGTCTCTGGTAAAGATTAACATTCGGCTTATGCTGATTGAGACACTTTACCACGAATACTATCACACGAAGTATCCCAGTTTTGACGAATCGGCTATTGAGAGAATGGCTCAAACCAAGGTTCAATCCTTATCGGTTTCTGAAATCATAAGGATTACCGACAAGTTTGTCGCATACTGGGGAAAGGGGGGTGAATGAATTACTCTCGACACCATGTAACACCTCGTTCTCGGATACGTAAGTCCAAGAACACAGTCTTGTTGCCAGAGAAGTTCCATGATAGTTGGCACTACCTCTTTGGTGACCTAACGCCAATCGAAACAATCTTCTTCTTAAAGGAACTGAATGCCCGAATGCACAAGAAGAGAATTATCACAAAGGGCGAAATTCAGGAACTAAGGGAAGGGATAAAGGAGGGACGAAATGAAACAGAACCTCAGAAAAGGACGAAAGGTAAACATCAACCGACACGATCTTAAACCCCGAAAGGACAGGTATCACGCAGACATCGTTCTCTTCGGAGATACGCATCTCGGACACCCCAACTTCCTTCGGGAAAAAGCACAGGATTTGCTTAACTACTGCCTCAGAACTAGGACTTACATGGTCTGCATGGGCGACATGATTGAGAGTGGCATTACTGGCTCTGTTGGAGATAGTATCTATACCCAGACCCTTAATCCACAAGCACAGATGGAAGAAATGATTGATATGCTTATGCCATTGGCGAAAGCTGGACTTCTTCTCGGATTGCACGCGGGTAACCATGAGATGCGTATCTTCAAAACATCTGGCATCAATGTCGCCAAGAACATGGCTGGTTGGCTCGGAGTACCGTTCCTGCACAGTGCTTGCTGGCATCTGTTTCGTGTAAATGGACACAACTACACAATGTATTCATTACATGGTGCTAGTGGTTCAAAGTTTATCTACACGAAGATTAAGGCGGCTACCGATATCAGCCACTACTTCGGAGCAGATATTATTGCTCACGCACACGTTCACGATAGGGCATCGGTTGCCATTGAAAGACAGGAAATCGATATGAGAAACAAGCAAGTTGCCTACCGCAAACAGTATATCCTTCTTACTGGTCATTATCTTGGGTACGATTTAAGTTATGCTCAAGACAAGGGTATGCCACCATCAAAGGTTGGTAGTCCTCGGATTCGGTTGTATGCCAATGATTGGGATATACATATTCGTGAATAGGGGGAGCTATGAAACACTTCATAATTTATGTCTCCCTTATGGCCCTGGGTTATGGACTTAAACTACTTCTATGGATTGCCGAAAGAAGGGAGGAAGATGAAGACTAATAGATACAAGTTCACTGACTGGGAGCTGATACACAACAGGTGCGATGAGTGTGGTGGCAAGGTCTACGCAAAACGGATAATGTCCAGAGACCACCTTATCAAGTGCGATGGTTGTGAAAGGTCAATGCTCATAAAGGAACCTCATGATACATTTACCACTGACTATGTTATTTAGAAAGGGCCCGCCACCTTGCCCAAAAAGGTGGCTTTTCATATCACTTGACACTATTTTCACACATGATATAATAGGGTTACGTTAATAATGAAAATATGAAACTAAAAGGATTTACAAAAAAAGAAGTAAAACAAGAAACAAACAAAAAAGTTTATTTGTTTTATACAGACTTCCTTCTTAAAAAAGGAAGACCTCCTTCTTTGCAAGATATTTCAGATAATTTCGGTTTTACTAGGGAAAGATCAAGGCAGATATTAGAAAGAATGAGTGAAGAGGGTTACCTCTTAAAAGAAGGAAAAGGTAATAAGGTTAAATACAAACCTGATTGGATTAACAAAAATTAGATAAGACTTGACAAAATTTTTTAATTGAATATAATGAGAGTGTAACAAAAAAGATATGCCAAATCCTGCGAAAAACTTTACAACTCAACAACAGCAATATGCTCCTTTGTTACAAGGCTTGCAGGAGCCTAGGCATGGGGGAGTATATCAACTTTTGTTGAAAAAGAGACCACTTTTATAGGTGGTCTTTTTTGTATTCTAGATATAATAGTGGCAGGGAATCTAAGTGCTTATTGATCACTATAAATAAAAGCCCAAGCATTCTAGATATGCAGGATAAGCAACTAAATCACTGGTCTTCCTCGGACTATAAATGAGGGCCTCGTAAGCAGATTTAGGATAAAAAAAGAAGCGGTAGCAGTGGCGCATTTCGCTGTCGTTTTTTCCAAACTTACCGGATTGGTTTTTTGCGGAAATATGCTTAAACTCTTCCAAGAGAAAATGGATCTAAGAGTTGAACTATAAACCTTCATAGGGGGAATACATTCACTCTTACGCCTCGAAGCAGATTATTATTAAAAGAAGAACAACAACCAAAAAAGACTTGACACCAATTTGTGATATGATAAAATTAGAACATAAAGGTCGAAAATTATTAAGCAATTAAAAATTTTATTATGAAGTATTCTGACATCCAAAAAATAGAAAAGCGCAAAGATTACCAAAACTTGGTATCCTTTGCAGATCAATACTTAGCCAATGCTAAGAATATTGTCGTTAAAAGCGATGAGGAGGAAAAAAAGGCCGTGGGCCTCAAGGGAGAAATAAAAGACACGATGAAAAAGGGGGAAGAGATGAAGAGATTTTTCGTTGATCCTCATAAGAAGTTTATTAAAATGATTGAAGATAAGTTCTCAGTGTTAAAGACAATGAAAGAGGCGGATGATATTCTCAAAGAAAAAATGATTAAGTATCAGGCAGAGAAAGATGAAAAAATAAAAAAAGAAAAAGAAAAGATTGTAGAAAAAATGAAGAAAGATAAGAATGCGGATTTAGGGGAAGCAACTGAAGCACTTGAAAAAGTGGGAGCATCTGAAAAAACAATAGAGGCCGAGGGACATAGGGTTACTTACCGGGTAGATAGAAAAGTATTGATCGAGGACGAATCAAAACTTCCAAGAGAGTATCTAATACCCAATGTGTCTCTTATTAAAAAGAAGGCAAAAGAGGGTGAAGATATTCCCGGAGTAAAGGTTGTTGATGAAAAAACACCAGTTACTTATTAAAAGTCGTAAATATGAAAAATTATGCCTAAAAAGAAAAATGATCAACAAATAACAGGGGTTACTAAAGAGAAGCTGGAGTTATGGGGCAGTGTATTTAATTCTAAGGATCTTGAGGAGCAAACAAAAAAGTATTGCCAGATGGTAGCGGAGATGTATGAGGTTCCTCCTACCGGAGTGGTTTCTATGGCAAATCAGCCGTACTTAAACAAGGACGCAAGGATTTTTCTTCTCAATAGTTTTATTGCAGAGAAGAAGGTCTCTCGCGTAAAAGAAATGAGAACTATATTCTTGCAAATGAGTAAAACTCCGGAAGAAACTGCTATCTGTAAGGCCGTCGCTATTTTAGAGAACGGAGATTATTATGAGGCGGTAGGAGAAGCAAATAGATCAAGTGTTAAACTAGATGCCGTCAAGAACACTCTCAATATGATGGCTGAGACAAGGGGGCTCAATAGAGTTATATGGAAAATAGTTGGAGGACACACGCTCAATAGAGTAATGGATAATATAAAGAAAGCCAATGTAAGCGATGAAGAGAAGGAAACGATCGTTGAGGCCGGAAGAACAAGCGCGGAAGAGGTAAATTACGAAGATGTCTCAAAAAAGACAAGTGATAAAGGGTTTGAGAAAGCAAAGAAAGGAATAGTAAAGAACATAAACTATATGAGTGAGGAAGAAAAAGATGATCTAGACAAAAAGATACAAGGGTCTGATCTGTATACGAAAAAGCAGAAGGAAGAATTACAAGGGTTAATCTACCAAGGATAATGCACATTCACGCTGAAAACAAAGTGACGCCAAAGCCCTATCTTTCGTGGAGTCAGTATAACCTGTTCCGGAACAGTCAGATGAGATATGTTTCTACATACATCTACGGAGAGAGGTTTCAAAATGAGGAAATGGATAAGGGGAGGGAGCTTGCGGAAATACTTGAAAAAGATGAGAAGGTTGATGATTCTGATATAGAAAGTGTAAGGATAATGCTTCCCACTCTAAAGGAAAGAGAATATGAGATAGAGACTTCTCTCGGTGATGTTCCTTTATACGGAAAGTTTGACGGTTTTGACGAAAAAAACTTTGTCCTTGACGAGATTAAGAGTGGAAAGAATGGCTGGGATCAGAGAAAGGTTGATAATTGTGAACAGATAACATTCTACTCTTTAATGATTTATCAAAAATTTAAGAAGCTCCCAAAAAAGATAAGATTACACTACGCGCCCACGGAAAGGGTGGCTGGAACTATAAGATTTACTGGAGAGGTGGAAAGTTTCGTAACAGAAAGAAGTCTAAACGATGTATTGGGATTACTGGTGCCCATTAAAAGAACATGGGAGGGAATTCAAAAGGTCTCATTAAAAGAGTATAAGAGTTTAGGAAAATATGATCATCAAAGCGCTTAACTATATTCCGGCCGTTATTATAGTGGGAGGTATATTTGTAATATCATTTCATACAAATATATGGGTTGGATTGTCTATACTTGCGATTATATTGTTCAATAATATATCACTTTATGCACAGATACATGAAGATTTATTAGAAGAAATAATTAAAAAAATAAATTATGCCAGAAGAAATAAAAGTATTTGAAACAAGAGATCTTGGATTGGCCTCTGCTTTGTCGGCAAAAGGTTTCCAAATTATAAGAACGGAAAAGAAGAAAGATAACGTGGTTTATTTTCTCTTCCAAAGTGATCCGGATATAGAAAGAAACGCGCAAAATTACTTCTTGGGAAATTATCCAGTAGATGCTATAAAGTTATCAACTGAAATGAAGAGATTAAGAAAAATAATAGGGGCCCACTTTAACGTAGATGCCGGAGAGAAAAGAATGAAGGAGAGGAAGATTCAACATAAATACGACGATGAAATTGCGGAAGAAGAAAAGGGGAATGGAAAAAAGAGAAAAAAGGTCAACAATGACGGATTCACCTCAATATAAATGTTTAACTTGCGGAGAAACTCTTGTTAGAAGAGAGACAAGAAAGACGATCCTTTATGCTTGCCCTAATTGGAAGAGTGGATATTGTCCGGGTTTTCTCTATAATCCCAGTATACCTTCTTGGAGAGTGGCAAGTGAGAGCTCAATGGGAATGATGTATGATATATCAAAGAAGGACGGAAAGTATTACTGCACGTGTCCGGCCGGAGGGTTTCAAAAAAAAGAGTGTAAGCATAGGAGGTGGGTTAGAGAGAGTTACGAAAACCTACCTCCTACCAAAGAGGAAAAAGAAGAAAACGAGATAGAAAAAACATTCTATTATCTCAAAGAAAAAGGTTTTTTTGAAAATTATAAAAATTACGAAGAATATAAAAAAGGTATATGAACAAAAAATACAACTGCAAAATATGCAAAGACGAGAGGTGGATAGAGGTGGATCCAATCCGTCCAGAACAAGTAATTGTACCGAAGTACGAACCTTGCGAGTGTTTAATCAAAGAAACAGAAGACGGGGAGATAGATGATACGATAGATCCTGATATAAATTATGTATAAAGGTCGACTTATTAAACTTTAATTAAACAAAATTATGAAAGAAGTAACAAACAAGTGGTGGTTCTGGGTACTGATGACGCTTTTAGCAATCTTTGTAATAACAGTAGCATTTACTCCAACCCCACCAGTATTAGAGGAAGAAACAGAAGTAGACTTTTCAGAGCACATAAAGGAAGAACCAAAGAGAGATTATTTCAAGGAAGAATATATGAAGGGGTGTGACCCTTGGGGAGACCTTACTGCTTATTGCGAATGCAGTTATGCTTATCTGGAAACAAGACTAGGAAAAGATGGATTACTTGAGATGGGGATTGAAATGGATAGAACTGGAGGAACTCCACAAGAGGTATTTGATGCAACGGAGGCTTGCTCTGAATATCTTTACTAGCCCCTGACTGCACATCTCTCGCAGGTGTGCAGGATCGGGGAATTAAACGAAAACAAATACTATGAAAGAAATAATAAGAACATTTTTAAGAGATATTGGCCACGAAGATCGCACAGATATGTTAGTTTCTATGTTAAGAAGCCACTTCCGGCCATACCAGTACAAGAGGTATCTCAATAAAGAAGTAGAATACAGAGATATGGAAAAGGAAGAGTTGATAGAGATTATAGAGAAAAGAGATTACACGATCAATGAGCAGGCCAAGATAATACATCAATGGGGTAATAAAATTAAGCAATTAGAAAAATGAAAAAAGCAACAGAACTTTATAGAAAAATAAAAGAATACCCACAAGACACTTGGGCAGACAGTCCAGAGTTTTCAGAACTAATGAAAACACTTGAAGAAAACGATATAGAAACACTTAGAGAAAATGGATATGTTATTCCTAGTTGGAAGAATCAAAAAAGTTTTAATAAACCTACTAAAAAATGAATTGGATAAATAGATACAAAAAGAAACTAGGGCAAGACACAGAAGTAAGAGAATTTTCAAAATGGCTATGGGAAGAAGACCGCCAGAACTGGGAAATAGAAAGATATACAGAGGATATAGTAAGAGAAGAGTACGAAAGAGGATACAGAGATTATGCAATGCGTTGCAAAGAAGCACTAGAAGAAGCAGGCAAAGAATACCAAAAGCACGCCACAGAGAAGTTTGCACTAGACCCAGAGTCATTTTACGCAGGAAAAATAAAAGCGTTAGAGGAATTATTA